CGGATTCCAACCGATAGTCCCCGCAGGACCGCCCAAAGCTCGCTCGCTATTCACGCGTCTAAGTTCCTCTTTCCCGAAAACATAATATTTGTCCGCATCACGCGCAACCTTCACAACCGGAAATATCTTATCCGCTACAAACTCCGGGTTTTGATAATGAACCGCCACATTACTCAATGGCACGCTTACATGTACTTGTCCAATCGAATCTGGCATTTCCTACACCTTTCCTTTCTTATTTCATCACACCTACTTAGACCTTTCTTCATCTCCCCTCTCAAGAGGGGATTAAGGTGTGTGTATATATGTCATTTTAATTAATACAGACTATTCAGCCAAAAGATCGGTCTGGTCAAGTATCAACGGCTCATACTCTATGATGTCGCCGCTAACGCCAGCTTCCTTCGCCTTGCCAACGATGCCTTCCGATGCACCGGCTGTATATGCCTTCGCCGTTCCGTCTGTCCCTGCCGCTACTAGATAGTCGTTCGCAGTCACAGTGCCTCCGAGCTTAATCTTCTCAACGCCGCCATTTGTGGCAACGCATACGGTTACGCCCGTCCCGCTTTCCGGCTTATTGACGCTCGTGCCAAGCACATCGCCTACACCTGCCGCGCCCGGTAATGCGCATCCATTCTCAGCAGTCCCCTGAACGACTATGCAGTATTGCGAACTCGACAGATCCGCCTCCGATATATAAGTCTCCCTAGTTCCCGGTATTGTCCCTGTTCTTGACATTTTCCTAACCTTCCTTTCCTATATCCCCTCTTGAGAGGGGATCAAGGGGTGTGTTGCCCCTTCATAAAAAGGGTATTCTCTAATCCCCATATCTTATATCGCTATCATCCGGCTCATAGCTCTGCGCCACTATATCGCCAAGATCGAATATAAACCCGAAATCTTGGGTTGACGATTTCACCATGTCTCCCGGACCGCTTACCACAGTTCCAGACGAATCAAGCAAATTCTCACCAGCTTCAAGCCTTTTCAAAAGACCATCTGCCATATCGTGATATTTATCTATCCACTCGTATGTTCCGTCCTGCACCTGTGACCCATATTCGTATTTCAATACACGATAGCAGGCTTCGTATTTCGATATAATAGCCACTATCGGTGGAGTTGTAGCAAACGGCACATCATAGCCGGCGTTTTTCAATCTCATGTCAATCTCGTTGTCAACATCTGTGATATGTCCAGTTATTACAGTAGTGTTGGTATTCTCCAATTTTTTATGTAATGCCAAAACATCCGCCGCTACACTATATGCCATTTCACTATACTCCTATCCGCCTATAAGCACATTCACCTGTGAATTACCCACGACTAAAGTCGAGGGCTTCTTGTTTCAACGAAGGGCTAACAGACGAAATCTGTGAACTCCCTTCTCCACAAGCGTTAGGTTTGGGCTATTCCAGCCCTACCGAATGTTAGAATATTTATTTTCATGTTTATAAGTATATCACAATCCTTATAAACTAATATTTCTGTATCTGCGATTCATCACCATTGGCGCGTTTTGTAGCGATTGCCATCGCCTTGTTATGAACCTCGATACCATCATATTCCTCAGTATCCTTGATCTCGCCGAACTTCTTTACTATATCCTCTTTTGATGCACCATCGCCATTTGTGTCCCCTACCGACTTGGTTTTTTCATCAAATTCTACCATCATCGGGAACTTCTCAACGATGCCCTTCATGATTGCAAGGTGTGTCTTCTCGACCTCGACTACCTGTCCGCTCTCAGTCTTTTCCGAAAATTTCACAACCTTTTTGTCATCAAGGTCAAGCATCAAAGCCGTAAGTTCTGACTCGAACACTGGCAAAATCTTGCCTCCGCCCTTCATCTTTTCCATAAACGTTGCGATCTCGCTCTGTTTGCGTTCTTTCAAAAGGTTCGCTGTTGCAGATGCCGCCATACTCAGTTCCTTATCCAACTGCTCTTTTTCAGCCTTGATCTTGTCCGATTCAGCCTTAGCCTCCTCAAAAGCCTTCTTTTGTTCCTCAAGTTCCGCCTTTGCTTTCTCTGCTTCAGCTTTTTCCTTTGCGATTGCCTCGTCAAATTCTTTAGTGTCTTTTCCTTTTTCCTCAGCCATTTCGTCAACCTCCCTGAAATACATCCTCGTTTCAGAATTCTCGTTATAAAGCGCCACTACATCGGGGAGAGTCTTGACAGCAGGTATATCGGCGCCAAGTAACGATACCGCCGCAAGCGCCTTGCCCAATATATCCTTCCCCTTCTTGTAATTTATATATAACTCTGCCGAAAATCGCTTATAGCTTCCGGCATTGATTATTTCCCCGACCTTTTTCGGAATATTCTTTATGTCTGCGAGCAGTTTTGCGCCTTCACGCCTAACACCTGTCACCCAACCGATAGAAGGCATCCCTTTCGTCAAAAATTGCTTTTGATCATCCTCGCTCATGTGTCCGATCTTCAATGGGGGTTTTATCTCGCCCTTCAGTGCCTCGAAGTTTGCAACGATTTCGTCAAGGTCGTCTTCCGTATATTCATCACCGTTATGCGTCCCCGCCTCAAATATCGGGAATCCCAAAATCTCGACAGTCTCAAGCTCAAATATCTTCTTTACCGCTTCCTCTTTCGTCTCGACTTTAATGCCAAGCCACTCCAGCAACGCCTTCTGCGGCTCTTCTATTCTCCCCTCTTGTGAGGAGATTAAGGGGTGTGTTTCCTCATTGACAACCTTCACATTAACCTCAAGCTCAACAGGCGTTACATTAGAAAATTTAATATTCCCGTCTTCGTCCTTTGTCCAATTAGCCTTCCAATATCCATTTTTTTTGCCACTACGTTCAACAATGACATAATCGTTAAATGTGCTATACACATAAAGATAATCTTCCGGTTCGTTGAGTTCATTACCAAATGAACCACCAAAAAGCTCATTGCGACGAATAGCCTGATAAAGTTTTGTACTAAGCTCTTCATTGCTTCCCGGAATATCCTGCATCTCTTTTTTCTGGGTAATGTTTAACTCAATATCCACCTCTTTTACATTTGAAAAGGCGATTTTCCCGTCTTCGTCTTTCCAACCAGCCTGATAATAAATAGGCTTTTTGCCACTACGAGCAACGACCAGCGATTTATCAAAGACTGCATAAACCCAACAATATGGTTCTCTCATATCTTCAATTACAGCAAAAGCTCCACCAAACAACTCATTTTTGCGTACAGCTTCCTGCAATCTTGTCCTAAGTGCCTCATAGCTTCCCGCCAGTTCCTGCATCTCTTTTTTTGCAACGACCTTCCCGTTGTTGTATGCCTTACCCGCCTGTTTCGCTATCCGCTTCCCAATAACCTCCCATTCCTTTTCCGTATATCCACCGTCTTCCCTCTGTCCGTCATGGTTAAAATACCCAACGGCGGGTGTGATATGTTTTTCATCAATGGGATACCGATAATTTACAGGATCAGCAAACATGTCATCAGCAACATCCTTATACTCAGATGGCTTGCCAACATTTCCACCCTCTTTTATGCCGATCCCATATTTCTCGGATCGTGCCTCCATTGCTTTCTTCGCTTCTTCATTATCCACCTCGCCCATCTCCTTTTTCTCAAATTTGGGTATCTTAATACTCCCCGGCGTCTTGTCATACTGCTGATGGCATGACGAACAAAGCATGACGTAATGCGTCCTGTCGTGCTTATGCTTCATCCCATGCCTCAAAGCATATTGATATGTCTTTGATGTCCCTTCACAATCAGAATTCTCGCATTTATCAGCCTTGCCAAATTTGGCTTCCAGCCGCATGTGAATGGCTTTATAATCGCCTTTTAGGCTATCATCTTTTAGCTCATTCTTAGCAACAGCCATCACACACCACCTTTTGAGGCTGTCAAACCCTATCCCTCATACATTATAATAATCTTAAAGCTAGAGGGCGTCGCACCCTCCTTAACGCCTATCGTCCCATATATTGACTTGCCATCGTCAATATTCACATAAGGCACTTCCGTCGAGTCATAGCTCGCAGCGTCTGACGCTACCGTATCATCCGTCCATGTGTCCTCATATATCTGAGAATATGACGCTTCCGATGGATCCGTTTCCCTGTGATATTCAGCAAATAGCCTCGCACACCATATTGTGCTTTCCGTAGGAGCAACGATAATCCGTTTTATCTTAATCCTGCTTGGGACGCGATCACCTTCACCAATACCACTACTATTCATATCGTTTGTGATCGTGAAGTCCTCATCAGCGCCCCCCTCCACATCCTCAACCAATACGCTTGCGATCCTAAAAGCCTTTTCGCCTATTCTGCCCATAGCTTATTCTCCTTATGTCTTTGTGAATTACCCACGACTAAAGTCGAGGGCTTCTTGTTTCAACGAAGGGCTAACAGACGAAATCTGTGAACTCCCTTCTCCACAAGCGTTAGGTTTGGGCTATTCCAGCCCTACCGAATGTTAGTATATTTATTGAGGCGTTTATGTCTCTGTCATGGTTAGTGTTACATTCAGGACACAACCAAGACCTATCCTTTAGAGTGAATAACACGGACTTAAAGCCCGATCATGCCCTGCGCTCATCAAAAACCCCTCCAAACCCACGATCAGGGCTAACATTCGGCTTCTCAGATACGCTGTATTGCATATTGCTTGTTACAGCGACCCAAATACATCTGCAATTATACCCAGCAGGCAGTCTCCAAATACTCAATATCGGGTCTTTTTTGGCAAATATCTTTCCGTCCATCGCCGCATGATTCGGGCGCGTCCTGCTGTCCAATATAGCGTTATACTGCAAAGCAGGGACAAAAGCGTCAACATCCGGGTCATTATACAACTGCCATCTACCAATATTATATATCTCGCCAAAGTTCGTCCTCAATATTGTCTCAGCATGATATGCCGCTATCGGCTCGCCTGTCTTATCAACCGCATACGCAGTTCCCGTATATTGTATATTTCGCTCCTGAAGATTAAACACAAACTGGTCAACAGACCACCCCTGATCAACCGCCTTGACCAAAAGCTCCTGCATGGATGCCAATATATCTTTCTCTATAATACCCGCAATAGAGAAAGCCTTAGTCTTTTCCCGATCGGTCATAGCCTTAAACTCGTTCGGTCTGACCAGTATCTTCTTTTTCACCCAATATTCAAGAGCTTCTTTCGGTGAAAACGTTTCGCTAGACGCATCGGCGAATGACAGCTTCAAAGTCTGTCCAAGCGATTTCTCGACTTCATCTTTTGCGTCAGCCTTGCCCAAAAAATACGCCCATACCAGCTGATTCAGCATAGCGTCTTTTATGGGCTTGGGATTGATAACGATCTCCTGTATCCCTTTATAGCTTTTACCCTCGATGATCTTTTTTCTTCTTACCTGTTTCCCTATATCTTCAATGATGCCCTCAACGCCGGTCTTTATCATTTCCCTGCCATCAGACACCCAATCTTCTATGCGCTGTTCAAGTCTCTGCGGAGTAACCCCGCTCGCTTCCTCATATACCGTCAGTTCACGATATTTGCCTTCGGCAAAACTCTCTTTATCTTTGCCATTCCCGCGAATGCGGGAATCCAGTTCCGTTTCCTGTTTCCCCTCTTGAGAGGGGACTAAGGGGTGTGTTTCCTCATACCTCGACGTCTCAAAAGCCCCGCGCTTCGCTGTCTTGCTATCGGTCATCGGAAGCTCCAGATAATCCCTTATCCATGGCTCTTCTGCACCTACAAGTCCCGCCTTGATCAATATACCCATTATCCGCGCCCTTGCCTCTATATTATCCTCATGGAGCGAATCAAACTTGAATTTCGGATACCGTTCTACGCTAAAGTTGTAATCCACAAGACGCTTGATCAACTGCTCATACATCAGTTCTTCTTCTATGTCAGTTCCCATCTGGTCAAGGACAAACATAAATACGTCAAAATGCTTTTTCCCTAGTGCGTATGAACCCGGTCCCGTTGTCTGCGTATATCCCAAAAGATCAGGACACAATATCCCTCTTGCGATAGACTTGTTATGAAATTCTATCGCCTGTTGAAACACCTCATGCCCGGTTGATGTGTTTTGCCTTATGTCTATCTCCATCGTGTCCGGGATAGTGGCAATCGTACCGATCCGCATTTTCTTCAATACCTCAAAAAAATCATCTCTTTCATCTTTCGGCGTTCCATAAGGATACCATCCGATCATCAAAGGAGCGGGGTATCGTTCCAACCACATGTTCCAAAACTTTATCAGCACATCCTTGGACCAGTACGACCGATAGATCGCCTTCATGTCCGATGTGCCATAAAAATTATCAAATAGCTTCTGATACGAATATACAATAAATTTCTTAGGGTTAAGCGGAATCTGTTGTGCGCTTATAGTCTGCACAATAGCCTCAAGGTTATCATGCTCGTCAATCTTAAAATCAAAGGAATGAGGCTTCCTCGTCTTGAGCGCTTTAAGCCCGATAAGCCCCTTATAGTTCCCTTTCTCGACGATCTTCCAGACTATCTCAGTGATGCTATATCCATAATCAAGTGCGCTGAGTATCTCCTTCAAGTCACCCTCAATCGTGCCATCCATATCAAGAAGCGTCCACTTGACAAACTCCGCTATTTTTATATCCTCAGCAGAATTGCTCGCCGGCACAATGTCCCACGGCGTTGACAATCTTGCAAATTTCTTTGTGCTGAGGACTGCTTTAACCTGATCGTCATTCCGCATATCGTCATATACTTTCAACCCCTTACTGCCTACCAAGCTATCAGGGTTATAATCAACGATATGCAGTTGCTTAAAAATATCTGCCCGCGAAGTAGAAACCTCGCCCATTTGCGGCTCAACATCATCAGACGCAAACACACTCAGAGCTTGCCCTTGTGAGTCAGGCAACTCAGCCTCACGCTCAACGATGGGATTGGTTATAACATGCTTCGATGGTCTCACATCCGCCCCTTCAAGGGACATATGCGTTGTTATATCCTCATTTCCCTGACGGGCATCACCGTGTTCCATTAGATCAGCTCTCAACTTTTTTCCTCTCTTTTATGTCATAATTATGCCTTCATATATATATGGTTAGTAATGCCCCGTTTTTTCCAAGAACTTTTTTTGTCATCAGTCATTTTTTGCGAAATATCTTGACTTCTGCCATGATCTGTTGTATCATATCAACCTGCATGTAAGACAAAAAGGAGGTATATGTATGTCAGCAAGAATCATTTCCGTGACAAACCAAAAAGGCGCAATAACAATCGTTGAAGAAGATGAAGTAGTAGTTAAGGTTTCGTCTATTGAGATATGAAAGTGAGGTTGGGGATGATCAATAGGGGGTTATACACAAGCAACAAGGATGAATACGAGACTCCACAATGGTTGTTTGATTTATTGGATCAGGAGTTTCATTTTACGATTGATGTATGTGCTGATCTATGGAATACGAAATGCCAAAGATTTTTTGATAAAAATACTGATGCACTTAAACAGGACTGGACTGGTGAGACATGTTTTATGAATCCCCCTTATGGCAGAGAGATTAGTAAGTGGGTTGAGAAAGCCAGTTTAACCGCTAAAAGCGGAGGCACGGTAATCGCACTACTTCCTGCCCGGACAGATACGAGGTGGTTTCATGATCATTGTTATGGCTTTCCTATAAGGTTTATCAAAGGGCGATTGAAGTTTGGAGGAAATGGGTCTGCTCCATTTCCGTCCATGGTAGTTTTTTTTGATTGTAATAAAAGTGGTTACAAAAGGTATAGTACAATATAGATAGTATAGAAAGCGAGGTTAGGGATGTTAACTAAACCAGAGGACATTTGCGTGAATCGTGAGACGGCAGAAGCCCTGCACGATGCGGGGGTTGTGGTGGAGAGCTACTTTCATTGGGTATTATATCCAACGGGTAAGTGGTATTTAATAGGCAATAGATATTTTGAATATATCAAAAATAGATGTTCTTTTTCATGTTCCGCTCCGACTGCGGGGGAGTTGGTTAATGGAATTGGGCATATTGATATAAATTTAGTTTTTCATTATGGGAGTATCAAAGGATGTGCATGGAACAAGTCAAAACTCATGTTCGTTGAAACAACATGGCATAAAAAGCTGTGTGAGGTATATGCCGATATTAGATTAAAGCTAAAGGAGGCTGGCTATGAGTGTGGAAAATAAGGAATATACATACACGGGTGTAATGCGTAGTATTGATGATGGAATGTTAAGGTGTTATAGAACTAAAAAAGATATTCCACTGCAGGAATGTATGAAATGTGCTTGGTTTAATGGTTTCCGCAAACGAACACATCCAAAATTCAATGACCATGTGTTTTGTAAATATCAATCAGATGACGAAAAGGCTTATATGGAAGCTATCAAAAACCACAAATGCCCTGATTGTGGTGAAGAGTTAACAGATTATCTAATTAAAGATGGCGCGCATAAAGGACATGGACGGATTGTATGTAATAACTGCCAAAAGACTGTTGTGATGATATAGGGAGGCTGGCTGTGAATGCTATCCCGAATATCTATTTGATGGCTCAAGCGGTGACGAAGGTGCGTTGGATGTCGTTGAAATCAGAGCATTGCTAAAGAAGGTGCAGAATGAAAACACCGAGATGACATCATGAGTGATAGCTGTGCTATTTTGTTGTTGACATTTTATCTGTATTATATTAAAATACAGACAGGAGGAATTAGCATAACATGAAAATATGGAATGAGGTTTGGGGCGTATTGGACGTTTTGTTTGAAACCGAATGTACCATAGATAGAGTTTGCATCAGCAAAATGGGTATCAACGTGTGGTATATGAGTGTTTATGATCATACATTATGGAGGTATGAAATGAGTCTTAAATTAAGAGATATTGTTGAGCCGTATTTTGCGCAGCAATGGAACCTGAAGACTATGAACGTTCCCCTTGCATGGCAATTCGGGTATGGGAAGGACGTCGTTGTGGGCATCATTGACTCAGGGCTTGATGGAGACCATAAGGACCTTGGAGGTGATGGGCTTCTTTATATAACCGCAAACGATTCCGATGCTGCGAAACTCGCGAAATATGAGCCAGTGATGGAGTCTATTCGCAAGGGAGAGCATCCCAAGATACTGCCGGGTTGGAACTTTCTCAGAAATGATGATAATACCTATGATCTATTCAGGCATGGGACGTATCTTGGCGGCGTTATGTGTGCCGAGATTGACAAATATGGCATGGCTGGTGTCGCTCCTGAATGCCGGGTAAGACCTTATGTCGTGTGTGATGCCAAAGGGCGTGTTGAGCAGGCTGACCTTGCGAAAGCTGTCTGGAGGGCTATTGATGATGACGTTGATGTTATCAATATCTCTCTTGCGTGGGGCGGCGATCAGGATAAGGGGGCTACGGAAGCCATTTATGAAGCGATTAGACAGGGCATTATTGTTGCCGCCGCAACAGGTAACAATAATATCGGGACGGTGTATTATCCGGCGAGATTAAAGGGCGTTATTGCAGTCGGGGGGTGCAATTCGGTCGGTGAACGATGGGTGCATAATTTTATCAGAGGCAGCAACTTTGGAAAAGAGATGATATGTCTGGCGCCGGGAGCTTCGCAAATATCCACGCAGTATATGAGGTCGCGGTTCACTAATGTTGATGGAACATCCATGGCGGCTGCAAACGCTTCGGGCGTGATGGCATTGGCAAAGGGAGTGGATCGAAGCATCACGAATGCCGATGTTATCGGTATGCTTTCGGAAGGCAAGGTCGGCGAGCTTGAGTCGGGCTACGGTGTGCTGGATGCTTATCGGTTCTTGGTTAAGGTGTCTGATGGTGTTAAGCCGAATCCTTTGAAGCTTGCTATTGATGGAGCGTTGGAGCATTTGGTTAGCTTGCAGAAAAGCCTTGTTGGGATCGGGAGGTTGGCAGAGGTTGGGGCTTGTCGTTGGGGTACTGCCAGCACGGACTGATACGCGGTGGTTCTATGACTACTGCATTATGTGGCATTTGAGATTTATAAAAGGTCGGTTGAAGTTTGGAGGAAAGGGGTCTGCTCCGTTTCCTTCGATAGTTGTTGTGTTTTCTGCGAAATATAGATATTTTGATTTTTCATTTATAGAAAAGGAGGAAATATGAATTTAGAAGGGAAAGTTGTCGTATTGATTGGCGACGCAGATGTGATCGGTGGATTGTTAGGGTTGGGTGATGGGATAGGAAACACACCCCTTAGTCCTCTCTCAAGAGGGGAGGTAGTTGCCTCTAAGCATGTTGATAGAAGTGCGGGGATTGATAATGTAGCAGAGGAGGTCGTCAAAGACTATTTGCAGGAAAAGGACGATACAGAGAATGCCGACAACGAAAAGCTTGTGCCTGTGTATTGTTCCGGCTGTGATGTGTTCTTTAAGGAAGCCGATGATGTAATAACCTTTGACGTCAAGTATGTTACAGGCACTATTCAGCGAGAATACTGGCATGTTGATTGTGTCCCTGATGAATGGGATAACGAAATATATGCAAAAGTGACAGAAGTTGTGCAGTTGAAAGGGAAAGATTTTCCTTATAGCGGTAAGGCGACGGAAGGGGGAACAGGAGAGGCAGGGACAAAATACGATGCCATACTTGATGTTTTGCGCGGTGCCGAGCAGCCGTTGTCGTGTAAGGAGATCGCTGATGCTCAAAACAAATATAAGATTAGTCAGGTATATACAGCCATGACATATCTGGCTAAGCTTAGTGCCGTTGTCAGGCATGGGTCGGAGCATCATTATACATATACGGCAAAGGAGTAGGGAATGAAATTTGAGTATGAGGGAAACCCATATACATATCCGGCGAGGGTTGCGCAGATGCGGGCTTGTGTGCCTGAGTTTTTTGATGTGAAGAGGTTGCTGAATGTCGGAGTGTGTCCGGGGCGGACTAGCTTTCTTGAGTTTTTTGCGAATGACGCTGAGACCCTTGTCGTGAATTTGGAAATATATGAACCGTTTAGTAAGCAAGTTGCGGAGCAGATACCACAATTCGGATATATACTAGGTGATGCGCGGAAGGTGGATACGCTGGTTGGGGCTGACTCATTCGATGCTGTCCTGTGGTTTCATGGTCCTGAGCATATTGATATTGAGGACTTGAAGCCGACTTTGGAGAAGCTTGAGCGGATCGCACCGTTGGTTATATGCGGATGTCCATTTGGAATATACCATCAGGATGGAGGCGACCACGAGATACATAAGTCGCATCTTTACCCGGGGGATTTTTTGGGTCTTGGATACGAGGTTTCGACTTTGGGCGAGCAAGATACTGAACTAAGTAATTTGCTTGCATGGAAGCGGAGGGCATAATCATCTATAAGCGAGGCATTTTATATGTGTGAAAAAAAGAAGGAACTATGCGAGATTTGTAAGGAAAAAGAGGGGAAGGGCTTTATCATTGTTGGGGACAATGCGGAGTGTATATGGGTGTGTCCCGAATGTGCTGAGAAATATCGTGGTTTGTGATGGATAATAGCTTTTATGAGTCAAATAAGGCGTGGGTCGAAAATGGAGCCAAGCGATTGACCCGTAAGCGTCCTGAGATATATGAGGATGTTGTTCAGGACTTATGGGAATGTTTGTTCAAAACCAACGATAGGGCATCAGCATATAATGACGTTAGAAATATTATATTTGGCGGAAAGGTGTATATGAATTCTGCGGAAAGGGCGAGAGAAAGGAAATATGAGGATATTCAGCCTGTCTGTTTTATTCCTAAGATGCGAGAATTAACATTAGGTGATCTGCGTAAAATCCTTAGTGATTCGGAGGTAATGATCGTCTGGATGCGGTATTGGCAAGATATGAAATTAAGGAGCATTGCTTTTGAGTTGGGTCTCAGCTATGAGACTGTCCGAACTTGTTTGTCGAAGGCATTGCAGAAATTGCGGAGAAAATTGGATATGGGATAGTTGTGGTGGGGGCTGGGGAACCGTCTCGTATATCACAGAGTGCGGACATCTCGACTAGCCATGAAGAAAGCAAGGTTTCTGGGCAGAAACACACCCCTTAATCCCCTCTCAAGAGGGGAGATAAAGAGAATCTCTTTGATGTAAGTCCAGCTATGCTGGCTATCTCTGCTTGACCCCAGAATCCCATGACTTTAGTCGTGGGAGTATGTCAAAACATTCTTTGAATCTAAGTTCAGAAATATAACAAGATAGAAGATATGCACGATGTCTATATCTATCACGTTCTTCCTCTAGTTTTTCAATAGATTGCCTTGCCATAGATGATCCACTATGAATACAACTATAATCTTCTAATTCCATATTAGTCGCCATCCTCAGCCTCGCTTTCCTTACCACCGGTCAGCGTCAACCCGAACGCTTTAAGTCTGACGATAATAGCATCTATGTCCTTGTCAACCAAAAGCTGCTTGGGGATGTATAAGTGGAAATGAGCTCCACGCTTCGTCTTATTTGAAGAAGCGGATACTCTACGCACTTTTTTCTTCTTTTTATTTGTTATTTTTGGTATATAGGCGATCTCCCCTACGATCTTTTCTTCGGTTACTAATTCATTGCAAGCATCAATAGTGTCCTCTAACGGATAATTGATCGCTTGAGCAAAATCAAACCATGTAGGAAACCATTTTTTGTCATATCTATTCTCATAAACATACAAGATGTGGTTTTTAATTTCATCAAGATATGCCCTTCTGGATTCATCCATCATCAACCCTCGCTTTCTATATTCATAAAATGTTTCAGGCAATATTGCCAATCTTTTGTCTCCTTTTCTGGCATAAACCCAGTTATCGCATACACCGGCTTGCCATTGAGTTCCAACCCCTTGACTTGGTAATAACTCGGATAAAGCCCGTTTGGCACTTCATCAGAACCCTTTATCTGATATATAATGTCGTCAGTCGGCATCTTCACCGGCACAAACGTGTCTGGTCCCTTCCTTGTCCAGAAGGTAAGCTCACATTGCTGGTCAAGGTGGTCAAGTGTTATAGTTGTATTTGGTGTTTCTTTAATCTCTTGAGACACTATCAAATCCTCAAGATGAATTATCTGTAATGAAATTATTACTAAGCAAGAGCCGATCGCCAAAATAACGATAATAGAAGAAACACACACGATACCTGTTAGCCTGTTTTTAAGCTCCCAGTTCTCCATTTACGCCTCCTTTATTACTATAACGTCAAACCACTCACCGATTAGCGGTGAGTAATAATCCAACTTATCACCATATCGCCCCTTGCGAGTGCGTATTGTGCAAAATGGAATCCCCTTATCACCAATAAAAGTAAGCTGAATTAGTTCCCCTTTTGGTAGAGGATAATGGCAATGTTCTACATCGCCCTCAAAGTCAGTATGTAGCTCACAAGCACAACTATCTGCCAATGTCGCAGGAATATACCTTGTGTCATATTCGATTAGTTCGGGATATAGTTCCTTTGCTTTCAATAGGACAACATCAACAGCCAACAACCTAGCTGACTTTTGCCCCCACGTCTTAACATATTCATGACTGAATTTTATCTTCATCACTTACCCCTCCACATAAAGCCCACGCCTGACTGATAAGCCATGCGCAGGGACAACATCAACATCAACATCAAGCCGATGTTGCGCAGGGCTTCACCTTTAACGTTTCTTCAATCTGCTTGGTCATATCATAAGCCCCACATGCCTTTAACGATCTTAGCAAGACAGGCTTGAATCTGTCACTTAATTTAGATATATTTACTTTTTCAAGCAATACGATTAAACCAGTCTCAACATTCATTTTTTGATTATACACATCATCAAGTGCCTGTTTCACGCCAATAGTGAGCGAATTCATAATTGTGTCGTGATATGGGACTGCGTATTGTGAAACTAATACCTTAATTGCCTGTTGCCGATCAAGTTCCGACATTTCATTTATTGAATCAATTATCTCGTTTATTTGCATTGTGCCTCCTCAAAATGGCATTTCACCATCTGCAATTCTTAAAAATAATGCGTCCATGCGTTGATATATTATAGATACTACATAGAACTTGTCTTTCGGGAATGTCCTTTTACACCTTCGTTGACAATGTTTCCGAACACATCTGGCAATACTCCAAGTGTCAAAAATTCCAATATGCCGGATGACGTTTGGAGTTTCACGAATAACGATATATTTATATTCCGACATCAAACACGCCCCTCTGACAATGGCTTAATCTCAATATCATCACTCCACCAAAGCCATTCATTGACATACTCCCACGACTAAAGTTCGTGGGATTCTGGTATCAACGATAATTGCCAAACAGCCAACCAACTAGGAAACACATGACTACCAATGCCAACCTTAATTACAAACATCAAATAACTCACCCTCACCAAACACATTTTTACAAACCATCGCATTGCCTCCTATCAATATTTCCTACCTATTTCCTACCCAAACGAAAAATATGCCAGATTTCTCGGCTTTTGACACAAAATGTATCATTTAGGTAGGTAATGATTTCCTACCCGAACCAAAATTGATGAATTTGCTACGAATCGCTAAAATGAAAAAATATTTTTCGCGCACCTTAGCCTATGTTCCAGCCGATGCGTTTATAATTTTTCAATCAACCCCCTCCCAAATCATCTACCCAACTCACAAATAAAACAAAAATAATTCCCAACCGGAACATACAACAAATGGCAAATTATTGACCGCTTCTTACCAAACGCAGGAAGGGAACATCCACAAACCCTTTATCCATGCGACCCTACGCACCAACGCCCCATAATATAAATTATGCAGAGCAGTCAATTTCAACATCCTCAAGTCCCAAAAGCCTATCAGTTTCGTTATTATCCCCTTCCGCTATATCGACATCGTTTACTATTTGGTAGAATAATCCCTTTGGCAAATCAGGCGTAGAAACAATTATAAATTTCCCCTCATCGCCAAGTGCGGGCTTTGCCGAGACATAAAACGAGTCTGCGTAGGTGATAAACGCCGCTTCATCCATTAAAACGATGGATGGATTATATGATCGCAGTCCGTTTTCTACCGATGGCAGCCCCAATATGCGTGAATTCCTTCGAGGGAATTGTATCTCCGATTTATTATTTGTCCCACAGGTAGGCTTTAGAAATGATGGCAGGTTATTATACATGAAGCGTGTGCGTGCAACCAATTCGTGCATTTCGGCTTCACGTCTTGATGTGAGAATGGCAAAAGTCCCTTGCCTAAAGATTGCTTGGTGTAATATATACGCAAGGCATGACCATGTTACCATCATCTGTCTGCTTTTATTACATACGATTTTATTTTCTATGTCCAAAATATGGATGAACTCTTGCAGGAAGTCCCAGTTCGGAAATTGGAGTTTCCCTTTGCGAGAGTCAAGCGTGTATATATACGTCTTGATAAAGTACCATGGGTCAGGCTTGCATAGCCTGATTTCTTTTATTTCATTCATCCTCTTCCTCATCCACGTGTGCAAGCATGTCGTCAACATTATACCCGCTATCGCCAACTTCATGTTGCTTAATGTCGTCAGTCTCTATATTGAGATTATGGAATGCAAGAGTAAGAAGCCGAACATGATATGTATTCAGCTCAAGTCCTGTATTCAATGAGGCATATACCCTTACTTTCAATACCTTCGCCAACGAATTAAGTTTTTCGGCTGTATCGTCAATCGCTTTCATCGTTTTAAGGCGGTTATATTGATCTCGAAGTAGCTTAAACGTCATAACGCAGTTATTAATATCAAGGGGCGTAAAGTTATCCCGCCCTGTTACAGTCATGGACAATTCCTCAATGAGAAGTTCAAGCGTAGCCTTCTCAAGCTCAACATCGTCCATATCACTAGCCTCTTTGATACGTTTCTTGTCAGGATATATAGATGTAATTGCAAGGTTCTGCTTATGAGAGACATCAACCAATGCCGGTTTATCAATATCTTCTTCTTTAGGCTTGCCTTTATTTCCCCCTTCTATATCGCCATCCATTTTCTTTTTCCACTTCTCGACATCTTTGGGGTCAAACCAATAGCCCCGCCCTATATGTTTGAAGGAATACCTCCCGAATTTACGCGCTTCACCTGCGTGGTTTCTTCTGCATACATAGTTCAGCTCATGGCTGTTTATGTATTTGCGGACGGTTTCCCAATGCCTTCCAGTTCCCTTCACCACTTCAGGTCCGTTTATAAGCCCATTATAGTTGTTTGGGTCGCCCTCCCATGCCTTTATCCATTCGGTTACCTCAATAGGGTCAAAGAAGATAAAGGTTTTTTTCGTATGCTCATACTTAATATGCGGAAACTTTTGAAGACTCATAAACCGTTCAATGCTATCAATAGAAAAGCCCGAAAACTCGGATATTTCATTTTTGGTGAGATACGACTTCTGCATCTCAAGCCTTCCCTCAACTTTTCCTTTTAAGATAAGAGCCATTGACAGCGGGAATACCGTCTTGTCTTTGAGCTGATAGGCTATCAGAGCGCCTTCGCCTATCCATTTGGCAAAAGCAGCAGCATGGTGGTCAACGTTAGGGTATGCCGCAGAGTTCGCCATCTGAAGCATATCAACCAACGTCTCTTTGGTTACAAACTCCCCCAATGCGATCTCTCTCCGATGTTCCTTTGTCAATTCATTCTCAGCCATACCGCTTGATCTCCCCTCCCTATATAGTAGCCGACCACCAAAGCTAACTCTACGTCCTTAATCGGCGCTTGTTACTGTTATTGTTCCTACCTTTAGTCCTTTACAAATTAGCTGCACCAGATATTCAGCATTATCTATATGTATTATATCTACACCTTTACCAAAGTATTCGCCATTTATTAGATCACGAAAAGTTATCGGCATTGGTATATTGCATTTAAGTGCTTTTGAGTATTCAAATATTCTCCTTGCTTCCTGTTCGTCCATACAGGCTATGTAACCGCCTTGTTCGTAACTTTGTTACAACTTCCGATGGTGAATTCTTTAAGCCACCTAAGCATCTTAGGAATTCTGAGAAAAAACTTAGACGACTCCAACGTTCTGTTGCTCGCAAGATTAAAGGCTCTAAGAACAGAAGAAAAGCGGTCCGTAACCTTCAAGGTTGCCACCAACATATCGCTAACCAAAGACGTGATACATCGCATAAAATAGCCAAACAACTTATTGGTCAATATGATGTCGTCGCTGTTGAAGACCTGAATACACAAGGTCTGGTTAAGAATCATCATCTTGCTAAAAGCATTATGGATGCTTCGTGGAATACCTTCACTCTTATACTTATCGCCAAAGCAGAATACGCTGGACATAAGGTTATAATGGTTAATCCGCGATATACCAGTCAGGAATGTTCGTCCTGTGGTAATATAGTCAAGAAAGATTTGAGCATCCGAATACATAATTGTCCTCATTGTGGTCTAACATTAGACCGTGATGTGAACGCCGCAATAAACATACTTAATCGGGGCTTGGATAGAGCCTTTGCAGCTTAACGTAGTGGGTTACCACATGCGTGCTACAAGAAGCCTCCGCATTTATGCGGGGGAGTTATCACTGAGTGGCTTTCCAGAAAACGTATATATCTCCCTGGCAGAAGCTTATCCCTAATATTGCTCGGGCAAGCGATGCAAATTAGGGATTCATGATGTTGCGACTTTTATTAAGTTGCCCGTTGCGCCATCATCGATGGGCTTATATGTTGCATTGAAAATATCAGGCTTGCATGGGTAAAACTCGCCTTTAATCCCCTTGATTATCCAATCTCCTACACATGCGCGCATAACACCTTCAAGTGTATGAATGAAATATATTGGCGTTGTCTTTTCAAAATCAACAAACGAAGGTACAATTACTGAATCTTTTGAACTAACAAAATCTATAACATCATCAATGTTCTCACGTGTGATCTGGATTGCATCAATTACTACAGGTTTCTTAACATATTTTCCCACGTCATCACTCCTTGCACTTCGCATACGAATGTATCCCTTTATCCTGCCATTCTATTGATAAGTTCCGTCGTAGAATATCCCTTCACCAATGGAATACTAACAAACCTCGCCCCGACCTCTTTTAATGCAGGCAATTCCTTTAAGTCTTTTTCTTGATAGTCACCTCCCTTCACAAATATAGAAGGTTTAACTTTCCTTATCAACTCACCGGGGTCGTCCTCCCCAAATATACACACACCATCAACGCATCGAAGGCTTTTCAGCATATAAACCCTATCACTCTCATTCATAATCGGTCTGGTAGCTCCCTTGAGCCTGCGAACAGACATATCGCTGTTGATGCCGACAATAAGCATATCACCAAGCCCCCTTGCCTGCTCAAGCAACTTAATATGCCCAACATGCAATATATCAAAACATCCAGTCGCCAAAACTAATCCCGGAAACCCCATGTTACCCTCCTTATTATAATATAAGCACTTATGTATATTTTATATTATAATAC